CTAAAATTGATTAAATAACAGTGCTTCCATATAACCGTTATCCCATCCCGCTGATTTTCTTCGCGCACTCAAACTCAATTTACTATTGATATCTCGTTTAACAATATTGAGTGCCATTTTACGTAATTGGGCAAATATTCTTGTGGCGACCCGCTCTCTCATCCGTGAATCATCTTCTCGGAAAGTGACATCCAGTACCCAGTGTAAACTATTTTCGATAGCCCAATGTTTTCGTATTGCACCTAACTGAAAGGCGGGAGAATCATGACAACTGCTTAAATAATAACGAAAGTCAGAAGTCACCGTGTCAGAATAGTGTTCTTGTCGTATCGTTTCTGTTACCAGAAGAGCTTGAATATCTGGCCAAGACCTTAAGTGTTTTGTTTCTGATGTCAGTGGCAGAACCCATCCGCGCCGTCTGACGGTACGTCCGTGGCCATCATCGAATTCATCATGGTCAGGTTTAAGGTAAGGTTTTTGGGTTATCTGTTGTTGTTGAAAATAGTTAACCGCTTCCGAAAAGGTTTTCCCCTGATTGCCTTTAAGCGACAAAATATAATCGGCTTCACTCTCGCGTAGTTGCTGAGCAATCGTGCGTTGGCAACCCATCGCATCCATCGTCACGAGATGGCCTTTCAATGAAAGCATCGATAATAATGCCGGAATGGCCTTAATTTCGTTTGATTTTCCGTCTACGGCACATTGACATAAGCTAAGCCCTTTCTCAACCGTGAATGCACTCACCATATGTAATGCGCTTTGGTCAATTTTCTTATCAAACGAATGACGTAAACTTTTACCATCAATCGCAATGATAGCCCGTTTTTCTGAAGAGAGGTCACGAGAAACCCATTGATAAAAATGATGTTCAAAGAGGCTCGGGTTTAATAAACTGAAACAGCGCCGGAAAGTATCATGTGACGGAATACCCCCTTTGAGCGGAAGAAATGAACTCAGCCAATCCTTTTTGAGTTGACCGTACTGTTCAATATCAGTCCAGGCGTTAGCCCCAGCAATGACAGCGCATACCGCGATCACTAAGATATCAATAAAACGGTGTTTGACCTTTCCCTGACAACGTGGGTCTGGAAAATCAGAAAAGACATCCACTAATTCTTTCATTAGCGTCCCTCTAAAAATGAAAGAATTATCCACTAAATATTTTCATGCGTAACCCCTGAGAAGATAACGTAGTCGTCGTGCCAACTCGTGAATATGTTAAAGGCGCGATAGCAGAACACGCCCAGAGCCGTAACCACCCATACGCAACTCAGGTAGAGCCGGGATTTGTGACACTAAGTAATGATGTTGATAGCGACAGTGAAAAGACTGTGGCAACATCCAAAGCGGTGAAAGCAGCGTATGATTTAGCCAATACAGCCAACCAAAACGCCCTCAATAATAACTCAAATCTCTATTTAGAGAAGAAGCTGAATGGGGCAGATATCCCGGATAAAGCGGAGTTTGTGAAGAATCTTGGTTTATCTGAATTAGTTTATAGAGCCATAGGGAATGGGCCAAACCAAGTGCCGGACATAAACAGTTTTGATTCTTGTTATAACTGGTAGTTATGTTATAGGTGGTGATTGGGGACAAGGTATATCTGCTGAAATTAGATCTAAAGAAGAGTTTTTAATTGTTATTCACGACTCGCTTGGAAATTGGTCAGGTTCACGAGTGCAATATATAGCTATCGGATATTAGCCTTATAGAGATGCATTCCTTTTGCTATACATGAATGAATATAACATTGATTCGTATTCATGTTTTTATGACAGTGTATATCTTCAAATATCACTACTATCGATCACATACCAATCTAGACATGGATGTCTAACCAATATCCTTCGGAATTTCATAGGCTCCTGTAGCGCGGCGGCCAATTCCGCACTAATAGGCGATATATTCTGCACTCATTAACACCGAGTTTATAGCTCTATAATGCACAGTGCAGAATGAAACGCTTAGTACTACTACGGAAATAATTTCACGCCGCCATGTCTCGTTGTTCCTACAATCCGGATCGATTTTACCCCAAAAGCTGAGCCGCTATTCTATCGCTGTCTTTTCAATACATATAAGGTAAAAAAATGAGTGAATTAATGGCAAAAGAAGGCACCTATGCATGTGCGCTGCTGCAACTGCAAGACGGCAAGCGCGTCAGCAGAAAAGAATGGGCAGTCAGAAGGAATGCCTGTTGCGTCATCCCGGACTAGCAGACCAAGTGGTCAACATCGGGGATTATCCGGCACAGGCTGGGGTGAAAGTGGGTACCCGCTTAAATTACTTGCCTTACCTTGAACGCCATACGGCATCGAGGAATGTGATGCCCTGGCTGGCCTCATCGGCTGACCTAGAAGCGCTGGACTGGGAAGTGATTGTCAAGACACCAGAAATCCATAAGCAAGTTGAATATAGACTGGTTTTGGACAAGTACACGTGTTCATCGAGCCGCAATGCAGACCCTGAATATGAAAAATGGACAGTCTCTGAACCTCATCAGTCCATGTTGATTGACAGTAACCTCGATTTTAACGTTCCACGTTTTGACTGGGTGGATAACCATGCCGCCAAACCCAATGAATTTAGTGTTCATTTTAGCAATCAATCGCCTGAGGCCCGCGAAAAATTGAGCGCTATCACCGATAAAAAACTGACTATTACCGTAAAGGGGATCGAATATCCGCTGGGGCACCACACACCCGACTCAGATTATCACCATCCTCGCTATCAAGGCAGTGAGGCTGAAAAAATCGGCGGGCTGGTGAAGGCACAGTTTGGCACTCTTCGTTTCCACTTTAAATGGCATGACTGATGTGATGTTAAAAGCGGTGTCAGGGGCGTTTTCGCCCCTGACCTGACTTTATGTTGGTTGTTCCGGCCATTTGACATCGGGTGCGGTAGTGCAATCTACCCGATTGAGCAGCACCCGGTATTTACGCCATTCGGTTAATGCGGATTTCTCGGCACCCGTTGCCATCTCCAACTCAACCGCATCCTGTAACGGTGCGATAGCGTTTGATGCCTGTGACATCAGGTATTGTTTTTTCCGCTCTGCCCGTTGCTGTTGTTCCTCTGGTGTTGGCGGCGGAATATCGCCCCACGCAGGCAGACCATTCTCACCCACTACGCGACGCTTGCCTTCTGGTGGCCTGCTTGCCACAAACTCCAGATAAACACTCTCGCCAACCTTGATACCGTCCGCAGGCCATTTTCCCACATTGAGGTAGTCCTGCTTTAGGACTTCCGGGTAAAACATATTATTTTTTGCACAATATACATACATGATTAAATCCCCACTGCCCACCAGAAAATATACGACCTATCATCGGGCGCACCCGCCGACTGGTCACAGGTAATGATTGCGCGTTTACCATCATTGAGATTGAAAAAATAGGCGCTGGAATTACTGCTGCTCGCGTGGGGATACGATGGCGATGCCAGTCCGCCAAAACACCGACGGGGAAACTCTGTCGAAAATGTAATCGTCTCAGAGGATTCAGCCAGCGTTTTCTCTGTATAACCCCATTGGAAAATTACCCCGGTATCCCCGCATTTCCACCACCCGTTTTGATCCAATTTCGCGTCATTTTTATACCCAAACCGGTTATTCGATTCGGTTACGGTATAGAGTTCGCTTTTCTTGTATAGGTCATCTTTTGTATACAGTTCTGATTTTTTGTATAGCTCCTCAATAATGGCCACTGTTCCACTTTTTGCCGGATGCCGCAGTGTGTAATTTCGTTCTCCCTCATATGCTTGCCACATTACTGCACCCTTGACTATTTCCAGATAGGTTCGGTCGGCACCGGGTAATCCTGAAATAATAGTTTTAGCATAGACATCACTGTTAAAAATCTGTGGTGTCCATTCCGTCAGAGAGGCGGCATTTTTCGCCCGCTCCACGGTATCTGCCAAACCGAGGTTTTTCACAAACTCATTTTCGTTCGGAATGTCCGCGCCGTTCTTTGATTTCTCCAGACGAGAATTAGCATTGTTATTCGCATTGGCCGCATTTTGGATGGCGGTGTTCGCGTTGTTGATAGCGTTTCCGGCATTCTGATTTGCGGTATTAGCCAGATCATACGTTGCTTTAACCGCTCTCGGTGTTGCAGCATCCACCTCACTGTTACTGTTAGTGGCGTTAGACAGTTTAGTAATGCCTGCCAGAGTCTGAGATGCCACGGGGATATTAGCGCCTACCGTTGCCCTCAATGCGTTTAGCAGCCCTGCTCGTAACGCTTCCGTGTTACCATCATCCAATACGTCCTGCTTGTTGGTCTCAGCGATAAACTGAGCCACCACGCTCGCGATTACCGAAGCCTGCCGCCAAACTTTGTTTAGCTCCTGCGACTTAGCCACACCAGAACTAAACCCGTTAGTCCGTGCGGCCAGATTGCCGTACTCCTCGTTTGTTAATATACTCGCCCCGTCTGCGATGCCGAACGGGAGAAATTCATTTTTTGCCATAGTGTCCTCACAGTTTTACAGCCCAGCCGCCCGTACCAAAACCGGCGACAAATTCATTATTGATATCAAATCCAAACAGCCCCTTGCGGGCAGAATTGATATAGTTGTTTACCCGAACCGCCTCAGGTTTGACGTTCAGATAGCCCTGACGAATGACCGCCTTAATCACCTCAGGAACGACACCCCCGGTTAAAAATACATCCATCGTCATGTCCTGATTATCGATAAACAATATTTTGGTATTGCTGTCCGGCAAGATTTGCTGATAAATGGCCTCCAGCATTTCGCTGGTGCCGTCCCAGTGGTTAGCCTGAATTTTTACCCGTAACAGTGTGCGATACGTCTCGTCGTCCAGTTCCGTAAATCCGGTGTCACTGTCAAATTTCCTCTTCCAGCTACCCCGATCGAAACCGATTTCCTCCATGTCCAGCGAGAAATACACGCCAACAATAGGTATCCGCACGTAGCGCGACAGCCCAATCCATTCCCCGACTGCATCCAATTGCACACCGACCCCGTGGTCGATGGAGAATTCGGTATTCAGGGTCTGGGCAACTGTGGCAATGTCTGAGATCGTGCGGGTGATGAGGTCAATGTGGTCAACAAATTTAGGCGCTGTCCGATGCTGGGCGGTAATGAGTTTCAGATAGTCTCGCCTCATGTCACCACCACATTAATGTTGTCAATGTTACAAACGGGTGCCTCGTTAAAGGCGATTTTTAAATTGGATTCCGCCAGCGCATGGGCTGATCGGCCGATTTTCAGCGAATTAATGTCGTAGGTTTTACCCTCCTCATCGCCGGGCAAGTTGGCAGGGGAATAGAGCCGTGCCAGATAAACATTATCGCCAATAACAATAGTGTTAATGTATTTCGCGATGGCCGTTTTGATCCTGTCCCCTACCAGCGTGGTGTAGCCCTCAAACGCCGTAATACTCAACTCGACATAAACAGGCACGTCAACGGGACGCGAGAACCGGACTGGAGTTGACAATCCATAATGGTTGCGAACATTAATCGTTGTGTCGCCGAACGTCCCTGAGCCGGGCGTTTTTTTCAGGGCAATGGTTTTAGCTATTTCAGTCGCGTCCCCGCCATCGACGATCATGGCAACCGAGTGCGGCGGGATATCGTTGATGTCAGTTTTATGGGTGTCATTCTCAAACCCACGTAAACGAACAACACCCGGTATCAAACTGATTGCACCGTGCATGCCATCAAGTACCGTTCGTGATGGCAGTGCGACCGATTTATGTTGGCGAATACGTAACGCGCCGTCCGGTTCAATGGGCGCGCCTGCCGTGGCGCTATGCGAATTAGTGACACTCTGCCAGCCCCGTGTCGGGGTGCCGATTATATAAATGTCGCCCGGTGCGGCGGTGATCGCCCCCAATTTTTGACAGGTCGCCGTGACGGTTACTGTACCCTGCGTACCTATCGTGACGGTATCGGGCAATGCCCACGGATTATTGTTCCGATCACGCACCAGACCATTTTTAACCACCGTGCCGACCTGACCCACCAGGGTGACATCGGCCGTCGAGCGAGTGGCCGCATGGCGTGACAATCCGTTAATGGCGACGTTGTTAGAGAGTGCGGCACCGCTGGATGTACGCGGACTGTAGGTGTTATAGGACTCAATGACCATGTTATTGGCGTCGTGAAGTGCCAGTGCATAAATTGCCAGCATTTGCCCGTCTTTGCTGTCCGGCTCCAAATAGGCATCCTCGCCGTAAATCTGACGAAAATACCCGGTGAGCCGTTCCAGTATCGTCGGGTAATCAGGCGCAGTGATGCCGCTCGCGGTGATTTTGGCCGCAAGCCCTAAGGTGTCTAGATTAAGCATAATTTACCGTTCGCTGGTTACTGTGGTTTTGCCGTAGCGGGTGTTGATAGTGGCGGTGAGTGTCATTTTTCGGGTGTCGGGATCACGTTTAGCATCGAGTGAGATAATTTCAGTTACCCCCTCAGTACCGAGAACGTGCTCGCGAATTGCCATCGCACTGGAATAGTTTTTTTCCAGTACCGCCTCACGATAGGGTGTCCCCGCTGCCGTATCCAGAAACCAATCCCCACGCCATAAGTTGAGCCGTGTTTTTACGGCCTGTGCGACTGCTTCGGGTGAGTTGGTCAGAAAGGCGCTATCACCCTGCCCGAAACTGTAATCGCCGTTGCTGTCTTCTCGTCGGTATCGCATTATTGAGGTCCTCCTGTAGTTCCTCCGCCTGTTTCAACGCCGCCATGCTTGTGTTTCATCTGACTAACGCCACCCGCTATCACATCATTTTTCACATTAATGGGGCCATTCATCATCGCCATGCCACCACTGGCACCCATACCCTGTGACAGATTGCCGTTGATGATCACATTGCCATTGAGCACAATCTCGGGTGAAGTGATTTCAGTTCCGCCATCCGCCGTTGCGGTCAGTTTGCCGGGCGTTTTGACCGTGATGTTATGACCGCCGGGAGACAGTTCGATGTAGGCTGCGCCGTCCTCAGTTCGCAGTTGGGCGGCGCTGGTACTGATACCGCTGATTTTCTTCGCCTGAGACTGAGGACCCACAATCGCAAACCCATCCGATAAATTGTGCTGGCGCGGATCTACAGGTTCCTGAACACCGCCGCTCTGCCACCAGTAATCAATACAACAGTCAGCGAAAATCACCAGACATTCATCACCGGCTTTAACAGGAAATGTCAGTGTGACACCGCCTCCACGCGGGAAAATAACCGGCACGTCCACCAGCAAAGGTAATGCTACTGATTCTGTCTTGCCTTCGCTGTTCGTGACTTTCCAGCGTATCGCAGGCTGGGCAGTCACTGTCACCGCATCGGCATTAAATGACTGGATAATGCAGGGTAAGGCCACGTATAGCCCGGAACTGATCGCCGCCTGCATGACCAGAAACGGCGTTTCAGGCTGGTTAACTCGTTCATGGTGAGTGATCATTGTTGTCTCACATCTGCCTGTAGTGCGGATTGGTTAATTAATGTCTGGTCGCTCTTGGCTACACAGATCAATTCCATGTACCACGTGTTTTCACGGGTATCACCGAAATAATTGACGTTGATAACCACATAGTCGCAGTCGGCGTCAATGGGCGCAGGCATCTCTTTATCACTGTTGCCAGAGGCGATAACCCCCGTAGATTTACCACTTCGGGTTCATCATGGTACCGGATGGCCTTACGGAAAAATCGAAGGGCTGCCGCGGCATCTCGTTTGGCGGTCAATAGGAAGTCGATGGTCTGACCGTTGCTGTCAACCGCCCGGTACAGATATTTCCACTGTCCTTTGATTTTTATGTCGGTTTCATCCATTCGCCATCGACGACCCACGGTGCGCTTATGTCGGCGAAAGGCCTTATCCAGCAACGGTATCAGGCGAATGACCCAGCGGTGAAGCGTGGAATGGTCAACGACAACGCCGCTCTCTGCCATTATTTCTTCCAAGTTACGCAGGCTGAGGGCATAAGCGAGATACCAACGAACGCACTGAGCGATGATATCGACAGGATAATGTAGACGTTTGAAGGCTTTTCGGATCAGAGGCAT